AAATCTTCGCCCTCTAATTTGTAAAACCCTTCGGTGTAATATGGTTCTAAGTTCATGTCGTAATTGTCCAACCTTTATTTGTTGCAATGAGTTTGTCGGCGTTAGTCAAGGTATCTATGGATGGGGTATTTCTGATATCAATCGTTTTACTGGCGTTTCCTAAACCGCTAAATATAGCTGTCATATTTTCTCTATCAAATTTCGTGTATCTATAAGAGACATTTTGAGTGACTCCTGAGAGAATACCTCCTACTTCTAAAGACCAACAATTTGCAAAAGTGCTACCATAATTTGTTGCATTTGTAGCATCAATAGTTGGTATATATTTGATTTGATTACAACTATTGAATAATTGATCGTAAGTTGTTATATTTGAAGCGTTGTTATTTATTCCAGTAAAACTCTCTGGTAATTTATAAATACTAGAGAGTTCAAAAGCTTCCCCATAATCTGTAACGCCAGCATTTCCAAAACCACTGCAAACCCCCTCTGGTAATGAGGTTATCTTGAGAGTGTTGGTTAGAAAATTATCAAAAGCACTAGAATTACTAGCACTTACAGTATTGAATCCAGAAGGGATTTCTTTTAGCGCAAGACAACCATTAAATACAGTCCCGAAATCAGTGGAATTTGGAGTAGGTAATCCATCTATTGACTCCAACGAGGAACAACTACCAAACGTATCGCTTAAGGATGTGCATCCAGTAGCGTTTATAAAAGGCAATGATCTTAATTCGTGGCATGAAGTAAAGGTTGATATTATATTCGTAGAACTTGAAAAATCAAAAGCTGGAATTCGCTCCAACATTTGGCAGTTACTAAAAGTTGATTGGAATTTTTTTACATGTGAAGTATCAAAGTAATGGATGCTTTTAATAGATCGGCAATTAGAGAAAGTTTGATCAAGCCCCTCATTATGAGTTGGGTTAGGAACCTGAAAACTCTTGGGTATTTCTTTTAGCTTAAAACAACTACTAAAACATTCATCTACTCTTGTAGCGCTCGAAAAATCATAATCAGGGAGATAACTTATATCCCGACATCCACGGAAAGCTCTATAAAAACTAGTTGAATTACTAGTATCTATATATGGAATAGAAGTTAAACTATTGCACTGATAAAAAGCGTTCTGCAAAGTAGTTGGGCAAGACCCAGAAATTTCAGATGGAACCTTAAGAAGACTCCTATTTTCAACAAATATATTTGTAAGGTTGCATCCAGATGCGAATTGAAACTCTGGGTACTCTTGAATATTTAAACAACGAACGAATGCACTTGTCCAGTTTCTGATATTTGATGTATCTCCCACTTCAAAACTCCTCATTTCTTCCATATTATAGCAAAGATTTTGAAAACTTGTTAGGGAATCAATATTGCCAATTTTTATATGTTCTACCTGAAGACCTATATTTATGTTACTGCTCGACAAATTTATAGCAGTTAAGTCTGGGCCATTTATATGGATATCTAAATATGCTCTAGATCCATAAACCTCGCTTGGAGTATCTGGGTGATCTTCCAGTATATCTATAATTTTAAATTCATGTGATCCAGATGGAGTCACTGTAAAAACCGCTTGTCTATAAGTATAGCCATCTGTATGGATGAACTCAGTGGAAGCAGGTAAATCATCAAATGAATACTGATGCCCTGTTTGTTGTCCATCTCCATGATAACCAGAATTGCCATCACCCCAATCAACAAAATAATTATCTTGCGCTTTTAGGCCTACTCTATTTTGTAAAATTGGACTTACTGCGAATAGAAATGCAGCTTTTGATTCTCCAGTTGGTATATCTGGCATGTCAATCCAATCAGGATTCCTAACCCAAGGGGTTGGCTCAAGAGGAGGCAATATATTATTCGCATCCTCAACCGCAATATTCTTTATTTTGCTATTTCCTACTCTAACTCCCATAATATTATATTATATACCAGTTTGAACCATCTGACTGAGTTGCGATTGATTCAAATTTTTGATTAATTGTTTTGGATGTATTCCCGTCTATATGTCCAGCTGAAGGGGCTACAACAACACTATTGGTAGTGATGTTTTTAATGTTATAAACATAATTACTATTAATTGCAGCTGACGGCAAAGCGATATTAACTGCAGAACTCCCGCTAACTAAAATTGTATAGTCTGTATCTGTTATCGTATAATTAGACACAACAGTTTTTATTGGGTTAATTACAGGAGAATTAAAATCTTCATCTGTAATAATATACATTGTGGACGCATCTGGAGTAATCGCGTCATACTCCGCTTGAGTGAGCTTAACGATGTAGTAAACATCATTAGAAGCAACTGCTCGTCCATTAGGGATAGAAAGAATACCGCTTATGTTCGCAGTGCCTGTCGCTGAGAAAGCTCCGACAGTTATGGCTCTTGTAGTCGTGCTTCCGTTATCAGTAACGTCTTGCAGTGTCTGAGTTTCTGCTGGTGAGTCTCCTGAAAGGAGATACGGAACATTGTTATTGGTGATACGATTACCTATCCCTGTTCCAAGTACCTGATTAGCTGTTATTGTATTAGTTACGCTAATAGCATTTGTGCTTGTAGCGCCTCTATTAGTAACACTCTGTAATGTATCCTCATCATAAGGATTGATCCCCGTCATTACAGGGTTTCCATTTACATAAAGACCATCATCTGTTTGGACATAAACTCCATTAGCGAAGTCCATGACCATTGAGTTTGTCCCTGAAGATAAACTAGGGGTAGTGGTAGAATCACTAAAAACAAATGCTCCATGATGAGTTGGCTGAACTTTTGAGTAATTACCTGCAGTTACTGCATCATTCGCCCCAATATCTTGCCACGATCCCCCAAGAGTAGTGGACCTTGATCCTGATATAGTATTATTATTTCCTCCAATAATTGAACTATTGCTCCCACTAATTACATTGGAAACGCCCGCCCCAATGAAACTATAACCTCCATTAGTCGGCTTGAGTTTTATAGTGTTACTCTCCCCTCCCAAAATTGCAGAAGATTTATCGAAAACTTCGTTGCCTTGACCCCCACCTATAACAGATGCTAATGCACCTTCAATGGTGTTTAGAAAGCCTCCAGCTATAGTGGCATGAAGGGAGTCTTCTATACTATTATCACGGCCTCCTCCGATTACAGCATAATCGGAACCAGATATATCATTATTTTTGCCTCCAACACTTGAGGAATAATCTGAGTCAATAATATCAACTCCACTTCCAGCTCCAATGAAATTATAGAAGCCACCAGAAATCGAATTTTCAATTCCTGCGACAATAACATCAAAATTACCACTAATATAATTGCCCGAACCACCTAATATAGCAGACCCAGTTGCAGGAGAATTATAAACAAGCGAAGCCCCTATAGCACTATAAGTGGCAGAAGTCTCAGAAAATACATGAATAGTATCATTTTGATTTGACTCAATCGAACTTACTCCTATCCCAAATTTAAATTCACCATTGCCGTCTATCTCAACCGTATCTTGATCACTATCTCCAAGCTGAAGTTTTCCTCTAGTAGGATCTGAAGAGTCCACTATCTTGGCTTTTCCCCTTATTTTGAGAGAGTAGTTGGGGTCTACTGATGTCGTTCCAAAAGCGGTAGGATTCTTAAAATAGTTTTCTCCATTTGGGGTCGCACTTATATATGCAGCAGAGACTCCCGCTGTATCATTAACTTGGATGACACCGTTATCGCTCCCGTCTTCCTTTAACTCAATAATCTCATAAGTAGTATCTCCATTTGCGTAAATAGAAATGCCGTTTTGACTTGAAGGCTTTGTTACAACGCTCAACGGAGAGCTGCCTATAACACTACTATGACCATATGTTGATTCATATGTAGTAAATGCGCCCACACTAGTAGTGTCTTGCAAATCACAACAAATCCTGCTTATTGTCGTAACGCACTCGTCATCGGACGAAAAACTAATCCCGATTCCTGCACTCAAACCTCTAAACTTAGCAGGGTTAGTCGTCCCATCGACATAGGCATTCCAGCCAGCACTGGAAGAACAATTTATATCCTCAGACTTGATTTCTAAGCCTCCACCTGCTGTTTGAGTGATGTCAATGTTTTCCGATTCAACCAGAGTTCTGAATTGTGCTTTATTAAATTCCGTGCCTTCTGAACCATCAACATATACGTCACCTCCTTCTTCTCCAACATTCTCCCCATACCAACCTGACCCCTCAGAGCTGCCACTTACTATAATATAGTCTCCGTCTTGTCTAACTTCGATGTCTCCGTCCCCTTTTACCGCTCTTACTCTAACGGGATTGCTCTCTTCATTATGACCCGATTCGACGAGAACGTGAGCTTCGTTAGAATCAGTTGCCTCGGGATCTCCACCAAGCTGTTTAAACTGCCTATCCGAAAGGAAAATATTGTTTCTTTGAGTATATCTTATTACAGACCCGTTTTTCAAATGACAAATAGGAAAGAGAGCTGTGTAGGTTTCGGCCTTACTATCGTCATGATCAAATATTATTGCTGGAAATTCCGTTACTACTGCTTCCCCCGCCTCCTTCTCTATAAAAGTGGCGCTGGTTATTAAGAAGTTCTCAGAACTTACCACAACTTCCACGTAATATTCTTTATTACCGTCTGAGGGAAGCTCCCAAGTTTTCTCCATCTCACTGATTTTACAAATACCAGCAATATCACTAACTTGACTTTCAGAAACCCTATTAAATATATAACCTTGATTAAATATTACATCATATCCTTCAAGAGCGCCTTCTGCGCTATACTTGGCATTTATGTTGGGGTAGAATGGATTAGTTTGCTTTACAACTAATCCATCTACAGACTCTTCTGAGGAAATATCCCAATATTCAGACATTATGTATTGTTTTCATAATATGTTTCTTGAGAAGAATTTGCTATTTCGCTATCTATTTGAGCAATAACGCCATCTTCATCAAGGTAAAATAAACGATCAAACCGAATAAAATAATTAAAATTTAAAGGCTTGATCTCTTTCTCTACAACTTTCTTTTCGGAGGAAAAAAAATATTTTATACCTCCACGTTTTAGAGACCCATCTGGCCACAAATATTGCTTTTCTGCAAAATAACAATCTTTTAAACTATTATTCTGCCAAACTTCAATGTATGCGAAATCATTATCGAAGTCATGACGTTTTGATTCCAGTTTTATTACTTTTTTTACTATAGTCTTCACGTTAATAATGATATTAAATAATTACACTCATTTCAATTATTTGTATTGATATAGAATGCAGACACGCAAAACCACAGACTCCGTAGAATCTGTGGTTTTATAGAATTTGCCTACAAACTATAGGTTATTTTGAGCCTCAACCTTCCCTGCCTTTAGCTTTTTTGATCTGCTCCTCTGTAGGAGAGCCTTTTTCTCCTCATCTTTTAGAGTAGGAGTCGGCATACTTATGTTTACACTATAATAGTTTCATCGGGGAACGAAATTCTTCGTAAGGAAGTATCCAGTGTTCACAGGAAATAAATACCTCGTTCAAAGAGACCATTGTCATTAAGTCTTCTCTGTTTTTTCTAGAATACCCCTTGTGTAGGCATTCTCCTGCGGAATCAACTCTATCGTCCAAGTCGCAGCATTCTTTGATTAAATTAAATAAATCCAAGTTTTTGACACAAAGAAAAAATAAACCAAAATCAAATGCAATAAACTCTGGGGAGCCACTAGCATTGCACCAACCCAATTTACCTTGGACATTCTTTAATTCTAAAAGGAGTAATCCTTTTTTATGAGAATTCTTCAAGCCTTTTACGTCAAAAGAAATGCCATCAACAATAAAGTCTACATGGTTTATGTCATCTTTTGAAGATGTTTTATTGATTTTTAATCTTTTAAATTGGCAAGAATCATAAAAACGCCTTTCTCCAGAATTACCAACATCAAATGATTTTGCAATATGCCCACTGCTCGATAATCCTTTGGCTTTATTAGAAATATAACTCATCAAAGAATGTATTAGCGTTATAAGCCTTGTCGTCAATCCAAAAATCGTATGATGGCTTATTCATACGAAGTTCCGTGTGTTTCACTCCCCATTTTTTAAGTTGTTTTTTAGTTAGCTCAGACCAGTCTTTCCCAGAATTGCCACCTCTGGCAGTCCAATAAATAACCGTATTGCCTCTTTCGAATAATTGATTAAAATAATCAATGCGCCCATGTATTGGTTCTGCTATTTCATAATTTCCTTTGCTGTCCGTGCAAATAGTTCCGTCGATGTCTACAATAAATGTCTTCAAAATGTTCCTTGAGTTTTGATTTTATTAATAATATTTGTTGTGCTAACTTCTTCTACAAAAGGAATTACTTTTAAGATGGCTGAACCCTTTGCCTTAAGCTCTGATTTGCTTAGGGAGTTCTCGTCATAATCCCCTCCCTTGCACCAAAAATCTGGCTCTAGCTCCTTGAGCTGTTTAGCTACTGTTTTGGTATTAAAGATAAATACATAGTCTACTGCTTCGTGGCAAGCCACAGTATACGCCCTCTGTTTGGCCGATAAAATAGGCCTCCCCTCTCCCTTAAGAGATTTGACGCTAGAATCTCCATTAATTCCAACAATTAACTTGGAGTTTAAAGTGCAGCAGTTCTTCATTGAGTTTAGTAAACTAGCATGACCTGAATGAAACAAATCAAAACACCCATTAGTAAAAATGAAAAACTTTTTAACGCCACATTTCTCCACTTCTCTTGCAAACTTCCTCTCTTTTTTAATCTCTTCGTAAGTTAATATTTTTTTATGATTCATATGGTGGCAACCCCTTTCTTTTTAATGACTCTTTGACAACAATTTTGCGACAATAATATAGATGTTTCTATATTTTGTGTGAGAGCATAAGAAAGCGAAAATGCAGCAAGAAAAGTGTCTCCCGCCCCAGATACATCTCTAATATCCGAAGGCTCTTTTATTGGGTAATCTTTATCTTTATACCAGCAACCCTTGGAGGCCTTTGTCACAATTAAATTGTCGCACATATACTTCCATCCGTTCTCCTTATACTCTTTTTCATTTATCTTGATGAATGAAAACAACCTCGCCCAATCTTGATTGTATGTCTTTTTTGTGTCTAAAAAAGATAATTTAGCTCTGTTGGCTATTTCTTTTAAGTCTCCGCTTCGAAGAAACCCTTTATTATAATCTGAAACGACCACGGCATCATATTCCTCTATGTTGTCTGGCAAGTCGCGACAATGAGAATAAGTATCTGTATCAACCCTTAAAAACATTTGATTTGACTGCTTATCAATATAGCGGGTTTTATGTCCCCTTGCTTCATTGGTAAATAATTCTATGTTATTTCCAAAGGGGGTTTTATTGTGGATTTCTTCATCTATCGCCAACATATTTTTATATACATTATGAGCCATCCCAAGGTTATTTTCCGTATACTCTGGCACAAACACTGGGACAGGAGCTTCTGGACAAAGCCTCTTGGCTTTGCCATAGCAAAATTCATCCCTGCAAGTCTCTCCGATGACTAAGAATTTCATTTTTGAGAAGAACCCTTTTCCACCCTATAAGAGTCTTCGTTAAAATGTTGAGTGCTTACCTCAAAAACAGCAGAGTTTTCTAGGGCAGTCAATTTATGCGGAGTGCAAGGAGGCAAATGCACAATATCTCCAGATACTAATTCTTTTTCCAGCCTCTCTGCTTTCTGCAGGTCAAAGTATTCTAACTTTAGTTTGCCTTTTGTCACACACCAAGTTTCTTCTTTCTTGATATGGTAATGCATGGAAAAACAAGCACCCTCATTAAATTGCAGGATTTTTCCGCAATATTTGTCATTATTAGTTATCCAAAGTTCTTCTCCCCATCCCTTTGGGTGAACTTGGAGTTTAGAAAAAACAGGCATAACACTCATCAAGAGTATTATAGCCTGTTTTGACGTTTATTCAATGATTAATTTAACTAATCATTTTTGCTTTGCCTTGCCAATATTCAAAGCCATCCAGTCGATTGCCTTATATACCTTAGATAAAAAGGAGCCTTTTTGAGGCGTAGGAGTAGCAGCTGAAACAGCAGAAGCAAACGCGATAAATGCTGTAATTACGCCAAACCAAGGATTGTCTTGAATTAATTGAAAAATAATGTCCATAATTTTATGTAGTTGTATAAGTCATTACACCACTGTAAATTTAACGGGAAATTTATATTCTTTTGAAAGAGTACTCTTAAGCTAGCAAAACTCCAAAGAGTTTGATTAAAATAGGTTTAGAAAGCTAGGAGCTATCTCCTCTAACTCAGAACAAATACTGTCGATTTCTGAATTATCCATTTTTCTAGCATAAGTTTTTAGTTTGATTAATTCTTTCTCAAATTTGCAAAACTTTTTGCCCTGTGGAATATCTTGTCTAGCTTTTTTGTCAAAGATAAATGTGTCAAATACCTCGTATCTAATAGGATCAATACATTTTTCAATTGGGTCAAAAGAAGAATTCCCTATGACATAATCAAATATATCATGTTTTTTTACCCTAATTTTAGTCGCCTCCATCTACAAGATTATATTGTAGATAATTGAAAATTTCTATTAGATAATCCTAATTCTACTTCTAATACTAGAGACATGTCTCTTTTTTTCTAAAACGGAGCCTCCCTCTCGACTACCAGCTCCATTTGTATTCCCCTCAATAGTAGTGACATAACCACTAGAATCAATGTCTTTAACTGCTAGACCGATATGAGAAAAAGTATAGATCACAATGTCTCCTGCTTTAATGTCTTCATTTGTAGGCTTTCTTAACTCAACTCCATCATTTACTTGCTTTCTTGCCCAGTTCTCAAAATCCCAAGCTCCTGCAGTCTGAGGACGCTTAAACGCTACATCTTCTCCTTCGATTGCCTCCCTAATTAACCAGCATATGAAAGCAGCGCACCACGGCCAGCCTTTATCTGGATCTAACCAAGTCGCCGCTTTATATTCGTCAACCCTTGGGCCACAATTACTTCCGTCAATCTCTGATATTCCAATTTCTGAACGAGCTAAATTAACCATTTTTTCCGACACGCTACCCCTTAAAACTACAGCATCTTTTGTAGATAGTCTTGCCAATATAGAATTCCAAGTAACTGGTCCATCAACACCATCAGCAGAAACTTCTAGTAATTTTTGAACAGTTCTAACGACTTCTTTTTTTGATTTAAAATCCATTTTAATTATTTTTTAAGTATTTTTTCGGGGTTCTTTGCGTATTTTTTAGCTAAAGCAATAACGCCATTTATAATCTCAGGGCTAATTACTCCCACAACCCCATATGAAATCGCTTTAATAAAGTCGCTTATTGGAGCATTCTGCAAAATAAACCATAAAATTCCAGAAAGGATGGCAGCAGAAGCTATGTTTCTTATGTATTGTTTCCAGCAATAATCTACTTTAGAATTGAGCATTCGTGCTATCATTCCAAGCGCTCCAATTATCGGAATAATCCATCCACCACTAATAAATTCTCTCAATAAATTTTTTAGGTCCATGTAAATTTACTTACACAAAATATAGCATAATACCAAAAAAAAACACAACGTATGCAACAACGCTGTGCTTTCTTTTTTAAAGAAATTGTTTATTACTAATCCCACAAGGAGAAGTGATAAGCAAATTAAGCTTAATCTTCCCCATCTTCTTCATGAGGCGGCAAGACTTCCGCAAGAATGGGATTAGATTCGATCCCAGAATCAGGGGATACAGACGCTCGGATCTTGTCTGCTAAAATAACGCCAGCCTGAGCTACATTCAGGCCTTGAGATTTAATTGCAATATCAATTAGCTGCATTAGAGCGTTAAGCTCTTCATCGGTAAATTCAATGGATTTCATATGATCTGTCTTATTATATATAATAAATTTGAAATATCAAGGTTATTTTCAAGAAACTTTGATTTTATTCTGCGCTTATTACGATGTAATCGTGGAACTTTTTATAGCTGTCCGCATACTCGACGCAAGATTTAAAGTCACCAGTGTAATCGATGGACGATTGGTTAACTACAAAGAATCTTCCTTGAGGCGTTAACGATGTATCGGAGTTCTTGACCAAATGAGTCGAGGAGATTCTCCATCCAATACCATCCTTCTTAACAATAGTCTTGAATTTTAACATATCAGATGCATGGGCATCCCCCTTATACTGGCTAAGCATTTTATCAAGCTGCCACTTAGTCAAAGAGACATGAGCCTCTAGCTTTTCTGGAGGAACTACTCTTACAATCTCTACTGTTTCAATAATTGGATTGCGATCATGCCATGCTGCTAGACCTAAGATTGAGGCGAATAAGACTAAGGTCGTTATTTTGAATATATTTTTCATAACTCCTTGAAGTTAGCAGATCAGAATCGTTTGACAAGCACATTATGCACTTCTCTCCTAATTATTACAATAGGGGCATTATAAAAATTAGCTTCCTTGATTTTATTTTGGTTGCAGGACCAGTAATCCAAAGCTTCTTTTTCATCGTGGAACTCTGGAGTATTTGGGACTGACTCGTATGCAAAACCTCTATCTTCTGCGATTACATGAACCTGCCTATAATTCTTCATTCTTTATCTGATTTTTTCCATCTTTACGAACTTTTTTGTTCTGTCGGCGTTTCCCAAAAGGTCTTAAATGTTTCCACCATTCCACTGTTTTAACCGCACCCTTGCCTTTGCTAGAACTTGCCATAACGTGTATTATTTTACACTAAGAAAATAAATCTGTCTTTCCAATTTCCTAAATCTAGCATCAGAATGCCAAATTTCATCTGTCTGAGGAGTGTATATTCCCTTGCTTGTCTGAACTAAGGTTCCGCTCTGAAGACTTAGAGTAGAGGGCTGATAAATGTTTAAAGGATCTGTCTTCGCTGATGAGTTGTTCCCGCAAGAGGTCAGCCCTATCAGGGTCGCCAGCATTAGCCCTGATTTCTTCAATCTCTTGGATGATTTTTTTGCGTTTTTTTTCATGACCACTAGTTAGTTCGAAGAAAAATAACTTATTTTTTAAAATTAAATACAACTCCAATGACTTTAAAATAGATTTAATTAGAGAGAGCATCAATATTTTCTTCTATGTATTCTTTTACACTCTTCCACTTGTAATCACCGATAACTCCCAATAACTTAGAGTTGTCTGCCTTTGTATACTTTTGGTATTGGCCAATAAGCTCCTTGGGAATCGGGATCTTCTTAATCTCACAAGGAAAATTCGCCTGTATTATTTCGGCTACATCTACAAAAGAGACGGGCTTACCAGTGCCAAGATTAAAAATTCCTGACTCATCTTTCCCAAGCATTTCATAATGAATTGCGCAAACATCATCGACACAAACAAAATCGCGTTTTACTTTATCGCTTTTTTCGAAAAGGGAAATCTCCCCCTCTTGACTGGCTTGCTTGATGAATTTAGAGACTGGACTTGCTTGATTGCCCTTTTTTTTCTCACCTAAACCGTAGACATTAAAATACCTAAAGC